CTGCTTCAATACCTCTTAAAAAGTATTTTTCTTGATCTTCATTTTCAAAACCATAAGTTCTTTCTTTCCTTTGATAATCTGGTTTTGTTTGTTTTGCTTGTTCATAATTAATTGTAATTATATTTTTATAATTTAACATTTTTTCCCTTTCTTGTTTTGCTAGTTTTATATTTTGTTCAGTAAGTTTTATAAGTCGCATTACATAACCGCTTATAAATTCTACCTCATCAAAATTTCGTCCCTGTGTTAGTTGTTTATTCATTTTATTTTTATTGGATAAAATTCTCCACCTTTTACAAAATTATGAAGTGATGAAAGTAAATCATTATAATATTTGTCATCAAAATCTAATTGTTCAATGACATATTTATATCCATCTTTATCAAATGTATTGTACCAATCTTCATAATATTTAATATATCTTTTAACATCTTTTATTTTAATTTTTAAGTGTTTCATTTATTTTTCCCTTTTGTTTATTTGTTTAATTAAAAAAATACTTTCCATTTTTAGAAATACTTTTTTGTATTGTTTTATATTTATCAACTACATTTTTTGAACATATCCAACACAAAGATAATTTAATTAAATCTTTGTGGTTTAATTGTTCTTTTATGTAATTAATAAGTTTTTTTTCTGATTTAATTGCGCTTTCCCAAACACCACAAGTAAAAAATTCTTGTTCATTTGTTTCGTATGTAGCAATTACTTCAAGTCTTAGATTATTTATAAACATATTATTTTTCCCTTTTGTTTTTTTCATTTACCATATCAACTAAATCATTTGGCAGCGGTTCCAAATCGTAATCATAAAATATGGCAAGACTTTGTTCTTCTTCTTGCTTTAATTTATCTAGGTAGTTGTTCCAATCATCAATCATTTTACCTAATTTATCTACTTTTTTATTCATTTTCCTCGCTTTCTTCATCTTCTTCATCTTCATTTAAATCGTTTGCATTTAGATAATCATCATAGCCACAATTATAAGCAATAGGGTCTCCTGCTTCCAATAAAACAGAAAAAGAATTACAAGCTATCCCTGTCAGTGGTTGAAGTTCATTTAGCCAATCATTGTATTGATCTTTATATTTCATTTATTCCTCACTTTCTGTTTTTATACCTATATTGATTAAATGATTTTTAAAATCTTCATCACTCATATTTTTAACTTCATTGTTGTAATATTCGTATAATAATTCATTTACAAAATCATTATCTGCACTTTCCATTTGCATTTTTATATAATCTTTTTTATTCATTGGTTCCTTTCTATTTGTTTTTTAAATTCTTCCAATCTTCTATTGTCTTCTTCTTCAATAGGTTTGTTATATTCATCAACCATTGTATCATAGTCCATATCTTTATATTTATCTAATGACATCACATATTCTTGACAATCACTAGACAAGTCTTCAAAATAATCTTCACCAACATTTGATATATCAACCCATCTTTTAGTCCATGTAATATCACCAGTGTACATATTAAATTGAGAGCATTTAACATAAGCATATTTTGGATTTAGTGCTATACTCTCAATAGTATTAAAGTCATCATTACAAATTGCATCTTCCATTTTTTCATTTATTTCTTTTATCATTGGTTCCTTTCTTATTTGTTTAAGTCTGTTAAGATATACTCACCAGATTTAATTTTATTTTTTGTCTCTGTTATATTTTCATCTAGAAATATATTTCTATATTTGCCGGTTGTGTTGCTATAATTCCAATATTTTTTATCAAGATAAATGGTGTCTGCGGAGCTATCTTTTTTTACAATTATTGAATTATAAGATTGAAAAAACTCATTACCATTATCATCAGTAATTATAAATTGATTTGCTATTTTATTTCCTTTGCTGCTTTCTATGTTTTCTACTTTCATTGTTTAGTTTCCTTTCTTTAGTTGTTTTTTATATTCTCTAAATAGTTTTATTGCTTGTTGCTTAGTATAAAAATAATATACTTTTGTTTCCAAGTACCCATTGATTGTGTCGGATATTCGCCAAGCGCCTTCATTGTTTTTGTCTATAATCATTGTGTTGTTTCCTTTCAGTTGTTTAAAGTTAATAAATAAATATGGCTAGAATTAGGCATAATTAATATGCTTGTATTATTAATCTTTTAGTATTTGGTATTTCAATTACTGTTGTATGATTTCTTAAATCATCAAGACTTTTTATATCTGTATAATTGTTTTGTATTTCTTTTAAGTTTTCATACTCATCAAAATCACATCTAAAAGCTATTGGGTCAAATTCAAGCTCATGATCGCAATCTTCCTCATATTGCGTTAGATACTCAAATAAAGCATTTGAACCCTCATAACTAAAACCATGTTTTGTCATTTCATCTGTAAAATTAGATTGTGTAATTGTATCTTTCATTTTGTTGTTTCCTTTTGTTAGTTGTTTAAATTTAATAAATTATTATGGCTATAATTAGGCATTAATAACCTAGCCATGATTTAACGTCTTTTAATTTGTATTCTTTTTTGTTTCCTAGTTCTTTTATAAAATAATAAAATTCATCTATATTTCCATGAAGAGTTATTATTTTAATTGCTTTAGCTTGTGTTATTATTTTCATAGTTTCCTTTCTTATTTGTTTTTTACTTTTAAATATGCTTTGTCTATAATCTTGACTAAAATATCAAAACTATCATTTGATAAATCTTGCATATCTTTTATATATTTTTTTAATTCATCATCTTTTTTCATTAATAATATAACTTTCTTTTTTAGTTCTTGATTTGTCATTGTTTCCTTTCTTAATTGTTTTTTTGTGAATATTTTTTAAAGATTTTCCACGCTTGAGTAATTCCACAAGGTTCACCTAATTTTGAGGACATTAATTTACATTTTTCATTATGTGGCAAATTATAAACTGCGTGACATAATTCATGTAATACAACGTGAAGTAAATATTGATAACCTTTGTTAATTGCTTTTTCTGTTATCCATATGTTTTTATTTCCCCCAACCCCTAAAACATTTTTATATTTTTCAGTTGGGTTTCCAATTCTAACATTAATTCTAGGTAAATTAATTTCAAAATCTTTTGCTTGATATAAAATATCAATTACTCTTCTTCTTAATTGATAAACTTCATTATTCATTTTGTGATTATTTATTTCTATAGTGTTCATTGTTTCCTTTCTTTTTTTTAACATATACAAAGCATATATAATAATTATGTTAAGAATAAGGCAGTATAGAAAAAAATATAAAATTATTTTGTGTGATATATTTGCAACAGGTGTTGTATAATTACAGTTTAGAATTGTTCTAATGTTTATTAATGTAGGTTGATAATTTGGTATCCATACATAAAGCGAGGTGCGATTTTTTTATGCGATAAAACAAACGACAGTATTATTGACCTATCTATTAAGAATTATTAATTAAATCTAATTACGTTTGATAATCTTTTATTATCACTAATCTAATTAAGATATATATTCCCTGCTATAATCTAGTTTTTAATGATTCTAATTTGCAACATACCCCATATTTCACCCGCAACTTTCTTTCTATATATAGACCGGACTTGAGGACACCCTTAGATCCAGCCACCCTTTTATACACAAACACTTTTTTAGTTTTATTTTTTTTCAAATGCACTAGATATAGTATATGGATTACTTTACTGCAGACGATTTAGATTCAGTTGCTTACATTGAAGAAGGCACAAACAACGTAATAATTAAGTTTTATGGCTTTCCCAATAAGACAACTTCTGATTTATTTATTACTTATGCTATGCTTAGTATGGGTTTTGACTATCAACCTATTAGTAGTATGAAGTCTGACAGAATACACTAAATATGGATATTAAAATACCCTACACACCAAGGAAGCATCAAGCCTACTTACACAGACAAATAGACAATCACAGATGGAATGTACTGGTATGCCACAGAAGGTTCGGCAAAACAGTATGTATGATAAACCACCTAATTAGGTCAGCATTGCTGTCCCAAAATAAGAACCCTAGGTATGCCTATATTGCACCTACCTTCAAACAAGCAAAGTCTATTGCATGGGATTACATGAAACAGTTTACCGCCAAGATACCCCACACAAAGTTTAATGAGACAGAGCTGCGTGTAGACCTACCTAATGGTGCTAGAATCACCTTGCTAGGCTCCGAATCCCCAGATGGATTAAGAGGTATATACTTAGATGGCTGCGTTATTGATGAGTACGCAAATGTAAACAGTAAGTTGTTTCCAGAAATAATTAGACCAGCACTATCTGACAGAAAGGGTTACTGCGTATTTATAGGTACACCAATGGGTATGCAGAATAATTTTTATGAGTTGTACCAACACGCACAAGGTGCGGAGGATTGGTTTCACTACAAAGCTAAAGCTAGTCAAACAAAGATAGTTGATCAAGATGAATTAGATAAGGCAAAAGAAGTCATGGGAGAGAAAAAGTATCAGCAAGAGTTTGAGTGCGATTGGATTGCCAACATAGAAGGTGCAGTATATGGAGATGTGATTGCAAAACTAGATGATGACAGGCAACTTACCAGAGTGCCTTACGATCCTGCACTACCAGTATCAACAGCGTGGGACCTTGGAGTATCAGATCACAGTTCTATAATATTTTATCAGCAGCTTGGCAGATCCATAAACATTATTGATTACCACGAAGAGAAAGGTCAAGGTCTACCTTATTACATTAAGATGATTAATGAAAAAGAATATATCTACAAAGATCATTTTGCTCCGCATGACATTGAAGTTACCGAATTTGGAAATGGCAAAACCCGGAGAGAGGTCGCACTGCAATTAGGATTAAGGTTTAAAGTCGTACCAAAAATTCCATTAGAAGATGGTATCCATGCAACAACAATGATGTTACCTAGATGTTGGATTGATGTAGACCATTGCAAAAGTTTGATAGATGCGTTAAGACATTATCACAGGAAGTATATTGATAAAAACAGAATGTTTAGATCAAAGCCTGTCCATGATTGGAGCAGCCATGCGTGTGATGCTATGAGGTATCTCGCTGTTGGTCTCCAAGAAATTAATACTAGACAAACTGCTCCACAAGTTGTAGCAGATAATGATTATAGGATTATATAATTATGGGTTCAATATTTAAACCAAAGATGCCACCTTTACCACCAGTTGCTCCGCCACCGGAACCACCGAGTGAAGAGTTATCAGCAGAAGAAAAGGAAGCAATCAAAAAAGAACAAGATGCTATTAGAAGAAGAAGAAAAGGTAGAAAAGATACTATTCTTACTGGACCTCTTGGTATACAAGAAACAGAAGAAGAAGCATTAGAAACATTATTAGGAAAGAAGGATTAATATGGGTGCAGCAGCAGGAGCAGGAGGATCTGATCAATCAGACGAAAAAAAAGTTGATACTTACGCAGATCAATTAAAAAAAGAACAAGCAAGAAAATCAAAATTTAAAAAAAATAAGTTTGGCTATACAGTTAAAAAAAATCCTTTTGAACGATATGTAGATACAAATCCACTTCTACAAGGTGTTACAAATCTTAAAGATAGACATAACCTTAATAGAAGAATGAAATTTGCTAATGAACAAGGAATTAATCTTCAAGGTTTAAGCACAGAAGAAATTTTATCTAAAGACTTTAAATCTAAATTGGATGAAAAAGGTTATCAAAAAACTTTAGAAGGTCCAAAACCAAATAATGATAATGGTAATGATAATAATCAACCACCTCCACCTCAAGAAACAATTGTTAAAAAAAATATTGGCGGATCAGAAGTACAAACTACTGAAGAAAAACTAGCAGAAGATAAAGCTAAAGATGATGAGTATGATGTTAGAAAAGTTAAAAAGAAAGGAAGAAAACAATATACATTAACTTCATCAAAAGGTGTAACACAAGTTTCAGATGATTACTCATTAGGTAAGAAAAGTTTATTAGGAACAGTATAATGGCAAAAACAGATTTAACTAAATCTTTATTATCAAGATTTGATAGATTAAAAGCGCAAAGACAAAATTGGGAAACACATTGGCAAGAAGTTGCAGATTACATGCAACCAAGAAAAGCTGATGTTACCAAGACAAGATCAAAAGGTGATAAGAGAACAGAATTGATTTTTGATTCATCTCCAATACAAGCAGTAGAATTATTAGCAGCATCATTACATGGGATGCTAACTAATCCATCAACACCTTGGTTCTCATTAAGATTTAAAGATTCACAATTAGAAATGGAAGATGAAGCTAAACTTTGGTTAGAGAACGCAACTGAAGTTATGTACACAGCATTTAGTAGATCAAACTTTCAACAAGAAATATTTGAACTGTACCATGACTTAATTACTTTTGGTACAGCAGCAATGCACATACAAGAAGATAATGAAGATATATTAAAATTTTCTACAAGACATATTAATGAAATCTTTATTGCTGAAGATGACAAAGGTAAAATAGATACTGTTTACAGAAAATTTAAATTATCAGTAAGAGCTGCAATACAACAGTTCGGTGATAAAGTTTCAAGTGATATTAAAATGCAATCAGCAAAAGATCCATACAATGAAGTAGAGATATTACATGTTGTATACCCAAGATCAGATTACAATCCTAAATTAAAAGATACAGCTAACATGCCATTTGAATCTGTTTATATTGAAATGAAAAATGGTAATGAATTATCAGTATCGGGTTTCCAAGAGTTTCCTTTTGTGGTTCCTAGATACTTAAAAGCATCACACGAAATCTATGGAAGATCACCAGCTATGACAGCCTTGCCAGACGTAAAGATGCTAAACGAGATGTCAAAAACTACAATCAAAGCTGCGCAGAAACAAGTGGACCCACCACTATTAGTTCCGGATGATGGTTTCTTATTACCAGTTAGAACTGTACCGGGTGGATTAAATTTTTACAGAAGTGGTACAAGAGATAGAATTGAACCATTAAACATTGGCGCAAACAATCCACTAGGTTTAAATATGGAAGAGCAAAGAAGAACTGCTATTAGAAATGTATTCTATGTAGATCAATTAATGTTGCAACAAGGACCACAGATGACAGCAACAGAAGTTATCCAAAGAAACGAAGAGAAGATGAGATTACTTGGACCAGTGTTAGGTAGATTACAATCAGAATTATTAAAACCATTAATAGATAGATGTTTTAATATTTTATTAAGAAGAGAACAGTTTGCTCCTGCACCAGAATTTTTATCTGGTCAAGACATAGAAATAGAATATGTTTCTCCTTTAGCTAAAGCACAAAAATCTTCAGAGCTTTCATCAATTACTAGAGGTATAGAAATATTAGGATCACTTGCTAATGTAGCTCCAGTATTTGATTACATTAACTTTGATGCGCTAGTTAAACATGTTGCTGATCTTGTAGGAGTTCCGCAAAAAGTTTTAAAACTACAATCACAAGTTAATGCAGAAAGAGAAGCACAAGCAGCCGAAGCTGCACAACAACAACAAATGGCTCAGATGCAACAAGTTGCAAAAGCCGGAGGAGATGTAGCACCACTAGCGAAAGCATTGCCAGAAGAAGCAAGAGCTGTAGCAAATGCTGTAGTGGAATAATATGGAAACAAAACAACTAGAGAAAGTAATAAAAGAACTACAAACAAATTATAAATTCATATTCAATACAGAAGAAGGCAAGAAAGTCTTAGCTGATCTTGAAAAAAGATGTCATTATCATTCTACCACTAATGTAAAAGGTGATAGCCATGAGAGTGCATACATGGAAGGACAACGCAGTGTTCTTCTATTTATTAAATCAATGCTGCAAAACAAGGAAAAATAAAAATGTCAAATGAACAGATAACACAGGAAACTGTGCCTGTAGATCAAGCGACTACAGAAACACAACCACAAGCAACACAAACAACAGTTGCTACCGCAGACACACCTGCACCGCAATCATCTTGGAAAGAATCTATTAGCGAAGCATATAGAAATGATCCTAGTATAGAAAAATTTACAGAGATAGATGCGTTAGCAAAAAGTTACATCAACGCAACTAAAATGATTGGTCAAGATAAGATTGTAATACCAAACAAAAATTCTACAGAAGAAGTTTGGGAAGAAGCCTATACAAAACTTGGTAGACCAGAAACACCAGATCAATATAATTTAAAAGTTCAATCTGATGTTGTGAAGATGGATGACAACGCAATTAAATCTTTTGCCGAACAATCTCACAAATTAGGTTTAAATAGTAAACAAGCTGAAGGTATCTTAAACTTTTATAAAGATAACATGGAAGGCATTGCACAACAATCAAAGATAGATACTGAAACTGCACAAGCTCAATCTGAACAAGTGTTAAGACAAGAATGGGGTAGAGAGTTTGATGCAAAAGTAAAACAAGCTGGTGCGATTGCTAAAGCAAATATCAATCCAGAAGTTTTAGATATGACTTTATCAAATGGGACCAGACTTGGTGATCATCCAGAAATAATAAAAGGCTTTGCAAAGATAGCAAGTATGATGTCAGAAGATAAGATGGTTTCAACTGAAAGCGAGAATGTTAATTCAAACGCAGATATTGAATCAGAAATATCAAGCATTACCAATGATATTAATGGTCCATATTGGAACAAATCTCATCCAGATCATGACAAAGTTGTTCAACAAGTTTATACTTTGAGAGAAATGTTGAATGATGGAAAATGATCATTTAAATAACGAAGAGATTAAACTGGAGATACTAAGGATCGTAAAAGAAAATGGAACAGAGTTCCAAAAAAATGATCCCTTGCCAATCTGCGAAAATTATTATAAATGGATTAAAAGTAAGACAATTCTTAAAAAGAACCTTACTGGCAAGAAGGAATAGACTTCTAGTCTAAAAGACTTTAAATCCAAGAGATGCCTACGCAGGTGGATAACTTCTCTGTTGTTTAACATAAATCATAACAATGGGAGACTAATATGTCATCACAAATAACTACAGCATTTGTACAGCAATATTCTGCTAACATTCAAATGTTGTCTCAACAAATGGGATCGTTATTAAGAGACAAAGTACGTCTGGAATCTGTTGTCGGAAAAAATGCTTTCTTCGATCAAGTAGGAAGTGTAACTGCTGTTGAAAAAACTAGCAGACATTCTGATACTCCACAAATTGACACTCCACATGCAAGAAGAAGAGTATCTCTTGCGGATTACGAATTTGCGGATTTAATAGACCAACAGGACAAAGTACGTCTTTTAATAGACCCGACTTCATCTTATGCTCAAGCTGCAGCTATGGCTATGGGTAGAGCTATGGATGACGTGGTAATCAGTGCCGCTTTAGGAACTGCATTTACTGGCGAAACTGGATCAACATCAACTGTATTACCTTCAGCTCAGAAAATTACTGAATCTGGTACAGCTGGTTTAACTATTGCAAAGTTAAGAACTACAAAAGAAAAGTTCGACTTAGCAAGTGTAGATCCTTCAATCGCTAGATACATTGTGGTATCACCTAGACAGATCACTGATCTATTAGGTACTACTGAAGTAACAAGTTCAGATTTCAACACTGTTAAAGCATTAGCAAATGGTGAAATCAACTCGTTCCTTGGTTTTAACTTTATTGTATCAAACAGACTATCTATTGCATCTTCTAAAAGAAAATGTATCGCATTTGCGCAAGATGGTATTACATTAGCAGTTGGTAAAGATGTTTCAGCTAGAATAGACGAAAGAGCTGATAAATCTTATGCTACTCAAGTGTACTACTGCATGAGCATTGGTGCTACAAGAATGGAAGAAGAAAAAGTAGTAGAAGTTCAAGCTCACGAAGCATAATAGGAGGAAAATATGGCTACAGTTTATTCAGTTCAAAAGACTAAATGGAATCAGAATGTTCCTTCCGAGAAAATTGATACTACTGAACTAGCAGGTAGAATAAGAGTTGCTCATGCAGAATATGAAGCAGCTTCTCTAGCTTCTGGTGATGTGATCGAAATGTTTAATTTACCAAATGGTGCAAGAATTGTATCTGGTAGATTAGCACATGACGCATTAGGTAGTTCAACTACTCTATCAGTAGGTTACGCAGCGCACAATAATGCTGCGGGTACTGCTGTAAGTGCAAGTGCTGCTGCTTACAAAGCGGCTGCATCTTCTGCTTCAGCAGGTGCTGCAAATGTTGCTAACACTATTGCATTAGGCGAAAACTCAGTTGTAGATGCTGACAAGGATGGACTTCCTGTTACAGTAACTATGGGTGGTGCCGCTGGTACTAATACGATTCAACTTACAATGTTTTACGTTGTAGATTAATAAAAAGAATTTTAGGCGGGGAAAGCGAGAGTGGAACCCGCCTAAAGTGCATGAAGAAAATAAAAGATTTAAAACCTGTATTACATTTCAAAAAAGATAATTATGTATATAGGTATGTTTTGGTAGACAGGTTCAAACATGGTCCCAAGTATCATTATGGATTTGATCTAAAAGAAGAGAGAACAGAGAAAGAAATATTTGCGTTAGAAAAAGATAGACAAATAAGACGCAAGTATATTATAAGGAAGTAGTATGGCATCAACAGTAGACATTTGTAATGGAGCATTAAATCAACTTGGTGCTACAACCATACTTTCATTAACAGAAGATTCAAAAAATGCTAGACTTTGTAACTCAAGATATACTCAAGTAAGAGATGCAGTATTCAGATCACATCCTTGGAACTGTTTACAAGAAAGATTAGAACTAGCACAATCAACTACAACTCCTGCATGGGGTTACAGTTTTAAATATGATCTACCCGGTGATTGTTTAAGATTACTTAGAATACTAGATTATGATTCAGATCACAAAGTAGAAGGTAGATCAATATTATCTAACAACTCTTCAATGAAAATATTATACATCTCAAGAGTTACAGATCCAAATCAATATGATGAAAATTTAAGAGAAACATTATCAGCAGCACTAGCTGCAGATATAGCTTATGCTATTACATCTAACAATACCACACAACAAAACATGTTAGCTCTTTATCAAGAAAAATTAAGAGATGCTAGATTTGTTGATTCAACTGAAGGATATAATACCACACAAGAAGATGGAATGGCAGATGTTATAGATGCTGGTACATTTATTAACTCAAGGTTCTAATACATGGCTAGAGTAGCTGCACAACTTTCAAATTTTACAGCGGGTGAATTATCACCAAGATTAGATGGTAGAAATGATTTAGCAAAATATTCTGCTGGTTGCGCAACTGTAGAGAACATGGTTATCTATCCACATGGTGCTGCAGCTCGTAGACCCGGCACAACTTTTATTGCTGAAGTAAAAACAAGTAGTGCTAAAACAAGATTAATATCTTTTGAATTTTCTACAACACAAACTTATATTTTAGAATTAGGTAATCAGTATATGAGATTCTATAGAGATAATGGTCAAATATTATCTAGTGGATCTCCTTATGAAATATCTACACCTTATCTTACTGCAGAACTTTTTGATATTAAGTTCGCACAATCTGCTGACGTTATGTACATTACACATCCAAATCATGCAACGAGAAAACTATCAAGAACAGGTCATACCTCTTGGACATTAACAGAGGTAGATTTTACTAATGGTCCATACCTAGATACCAACACATCAACTACAACAATTACAGCTTCAGCACAAACAGTAGGAACTGGTAGAACTTTTACTGCTAGTGCTAGTACATTTGCTTCAACAGATGTTGATAGATTAATTAGATTTAGAGATGGTCATGCAAAGGTAACAGGATTTACAAGTGCTACAGTTGTAACTGTTGAAATATTAGTAGATACAGGATCAGCTAGTGCATCAACTGATTGGTCATTAGGTGCATTTTCAGATACTACAGGTCATCCATCTTGTGTATCATTTTTTGAACAACGATTGGTTTTTGCTGCAACCTTATCACAACCACAAACAGTATTCTTTTCTAAATCTGGTGATTACGAAAACATGGATGCAAACATTGGTGGTACTGTAGCAGATGATGATGCAATCATTTATACAATCGCATCTAACCAAGTTAATGCAATAAGATTTATGGCAGCCGGTAGAACTTTAATTATTGGTACTGCAGGTGGTGAGTTTACAGTTAGTGGTGGTGGAGATAATGATGCTGTAACACCAACAAATATTTTAATTAAAAAACAATCTAATCATGGTGCAGCAAACATAGATGCTGTTGCAGTTGCTAATGCTACTTTGTTTGTACAAAGAGCTAAAAGAAAAATTAGAGAACTTGCTTACAACTTTGATGTAGATGGTTATGTAGCTCCGGATCTAACTATCCTTGCCGAACACGTTACTGATGGAGGTATTGTAGAGATGGCATACCAAGAAGAACCACTAGCAATTATTTGGTGTGTAAGAAATGATGGTGAGTTAGTTGCACTAACATATCAAAGAGAACAAGAAGTAGTTGCTTGGCATAGGCACGTTTTTGGCGGAGCCTTTGGAAGTGGTAATGCAGTTTGTGAATCTGTTGCAGTAATACCAACTGAAGATAGCGAGTATGAATTATACATGATTATTAAAAGAACAATCAATGGCGCAACTAAACGATATGTAGAATATTTAAATACATTTGATTTTGATGAAAGCGATAACACATCATTTAATTTTTTAGATTCACAATTATCTTACAGTGGATCAGCAGCAACAACTATTTCTGGATTATCACATCTTGAAGGACAATCAGTTTCTATATTAGCAGATGGCGCAACACATCCAAACAAAACTGTCAGTTCGGGTTCAATAACATTAGACCGATCCGCAACTAAAGTTAAAGTAGGATTAGGATATACATCATTATTAAAAACAATGAGAATAGATGCTGGTGCGCAGAATGGTACATCACAAGCTAAAACAAAAAGAATATACGAAGTTACTGCAAGATTATATGAAAGTGTTGGTGTTGAAATAGGACCCGACCTAAGTAATATGGAGAGAGTTCCCTTTAGAACATCAAGTGATCCTATGGACCAAGGTATTCCACCATTCACAGGAGATAAAGAGGTAGAGTTTAGAGGAAATTATGATACAGATGGATTTATGATTGTTAGACAAACACAACCTTTACCTCTGACAATCTTATCATTATACCCAAGGTTAGTAACAAATGATGGATAAACATTTACATATAATACCTTATACAAAAGAACATGGACAGTTTATATTATCCTGTCAAATGAACCATAAGGTTTTAGAAGCAGATAGACACTACATTAATATAGAGGGTGATGCTAAAAATTTAGAACAAAATGATTTAGCATTTACAGGAATGGTTAGATCAAAACCTATTTTTGCTGCCGGAATGAAAATGGTTTGGGGTCGAGTAGCAGAAGGTTGGGTTATAGCAACTCAAGATGTTTGGAATTATCCATTAAGTGTTGCAAAAGCAATTAGAAAAGATTTTGCTAGAGTTGCAAGAGAACACAATATAGAAAGAGTACAAACTGCAATTAGAAAAGATTTTAAACAAGGTCAAAGATTTGCAGAGTGGTTAGGTTTGGAGAACGAAGGATTAATGAAAAAATTTGGTTTTGATGGTACAGATCAGTACAGATATGCGAGGATATTCTAATGGGAGCAGCTGCACCAGCATTTACAGTAGCAATGGGAGTTGCACAATATCAAGCTCAAGGAGAAATTGGTAAAATTAATGAAAGAATAAACAATAGAAACGCATTAGTTCTTGAGGGTCAAGCTGATCAATTAGAGCAAAAAGCAGAGTTTGATATAGCTCGATTTGAAAAAAATTTTGAAAAAATAGAAGGAGAAACTAAAGTAGCACTTGCTAAATCTGGTGTTGTTATGGATAGTGGTAGTGCTTATAATATTATGTTATCAAATGCTTATGAAGCACAATTACAAAAAAATTTAATTAAATATAATTCTCAAGTTGCAGCAGCAAACAAAATAGAACAAGCAAATTTTGCAAGAATATCTGCTCAAATGGCTAGAAATGAAGCTAAACTTGCACAAATACAAACAGTTGCAACAACTGGAGCAAATCTATATTCAATGATGAATAAACCTAAAGGAGTAGCATAATGCCTAAAATACCTACATTTGAAGCAGAAGGTTCTATTACTCAATTAGAAGGTACAACTACTAATCTTAAAATGGGTTTAAATCAAAACCTTGCTAGTGCATTAGCACCTATTACTAAAACTGTTATTGAACAAAAAGTAAAAGAAAATGCTTTACAAAATCAAGCAGAAGCATTGAAGCTAGAAAACGATTTTATTACTGATATGCAATCAGTTACTCAAACAATTAAAACTGATTCTAAATATGCAACAAACAAAGATGCTGCAAACATTTATTTAAAAGAACAATCAGATGCTTTAATAAAAAAATATAGAGCTTTAGCAAGTAATGGAAATGTTCAAGATAAATTTTCTAATTATGCTTTAGCTGAAACACAAAAAACAATTTTTAAAGTAGATACACTTGTATCAAATCAAATTCTTTCTTCATTAAATAATAGTTATGCAAAAGCTAAAAAAAATTTACTTTTAACAGCTTATATGGATGGTGGTCTTGCTAAAGAAACTTTGACTACAGACTTAACGAAATTAGCAATAGATACTTATGGTGAACAATTATCTCCTCCAGAACTACAAACACTTTTAGATAATATTCCTGTAGAAATTGATTTGTTTGATGGATTAGAAGATGTAAGTAATTCACCTAAAAAAACATTTCAACTTTTAAAAAATAAAAATTATTTACCAAATTTATCTGTTGAGCAAAGATTAGATTTAGAAGATAAAGCAAAAATTTATTTAAGACCTCAAATAGAAAAAGAATTTAAAAATTATATGACATATATAGAAGAAGGTAAAGATCCACCTATATTTGATTTTGAACTTGCAAAAGAAGTAATGACAGAAACTGTATATGAAAATATGATAGTTTCTAAAACTTTTGCGGAAGATACTGTTGATGATATTAAATTTTTACACAATTTACCAAATCAAGATTTAGATTTTAATCTAACAAAGATTTTAGAAGATGTTTATAAAACATATCCTATTAATGTTGCTAAAGGAAAAGAAACTTTTTTAAAAAAAGTGGTTGAAGATATAAAATCTAATAGAGAAAATGATCCTATTGCATATTTATTTACTGTAGATGACAATATTAAAAATATGTCAATAGAAATTGATAATATGACAGCTGAATTTTCAGCACCTAATATTTACGACACAAGTGCTATAGCACAAGCTAAATTAGAATTTACAGAAACAATTATACAAAAACAAAAAGATTTAAATATTAAAAATATTAAAGTTATGACTAATGATGCAGCTCAAAGTTTTATTACATTATACACTGAAGCTGGAAATAAAAACGACATAGCTACAATGAATGACATGATGCAAACTTTAAATATTAATTATGGTGATAATGATGGAATAGCATTAAGACAACTATTAGAAGCTGGTTTACCTTATGGTGCAAAAGTTTCTTATATTTTTGGAGATGGAGAACTTGCACAAGAAAGTCTTTCTTTTGATACTAAAGAAGAAAAAGATAAAATTAAAAATTTTTTAAAAGATAATGATGTAAACAAAGATGATATTAGAGCAGAAATAAGAGAAAATCTTACAGATTTTGAATCTATTTTAAGAAGAAATGTACCACTTAATAGTAGTGGCACATTAACAGAAATGGATAATTTAGTAGAATATTTAAGTTTTGTAGCATCAAGTAGAATGTATGCTAACTCAGATTTAACCGCAAGTGAAGCTGCAATATCTGCCGCACAAACATTCAATGATAATTTTGTAATAGAAGATACTTATTATCTTCCAAAAAAAATTGATGGAAAAAATGTTGGAGATGGACAAATAAATAAAATTATTGAAACAGCAGATATTTTACAAAAATATTATTTAGATGACTTTGGTGCTGTAGCTTTTAAATCAAATTTTGAAACAGATCCAGTAAAATTATCATCAAAAATGTATTCTCAAATGCTTACTAATGGAGAATGGAGAAATATGCCAGATGGAGAAAATTTAATATTTGGTATTGTTCTTTCTGGTAGTAATGAATTTGCGCCTATTGTAAATGCTAATGGAGAAAATTTAATTTTAAATATCAATGATACTTCTGAACTTGTGCCGGGAACAAATATTCCAATAGACTTTACTTTAAATTTTGATGTTCCAGTTGAAAGCACTGTTGAATCAATGATTAGTGTTTATGAAAAAGCATCTAAAATTGCTTATGAAGAAAATATTAGTTATGAAAAAGCTCTTGAAAAAGTACAAAAACCAAACATTGAAGGTATTACTTTTGATGATGGAAAAAAAAACTCTGAAATTTCGATAGACGATCAATCATCTAATAATAAATCTATTCTTAAAACAATAGGTGATGCTATAATTACACCTGCTTATGGATCAGAAATGAATCTAACTTCATCAAAAAGAATTATATTAGATAAAGTTGGTGGCAATATATATAATGAAGAATCTCAAGATAATTTACAAAAATTTATAGCTGCTGTTTATGACGTTGAAAGCAATAGTGGAGATAAAGATTTTTTATTAAATAAATCTTCAGCTACTGGATTTTTTCAATTTAAAACTAAAGACCATTTAGATAAAAATGGAAAAGTTAAATTAGATAAAAATGGTATACCTTTAAAATCTTCATTTGAAACAGCATTATCAAGATTAGAAACTCAATATAAAAGATTTAATGTAGATATTCCAGATTGGGTTAAAAAAGCAAAAGAAACTAAAAATCCTACAAAATTTATTCTTGAAGAATTAACTTATGATCAACAAGAAGAATTATTTTTAATGAATATTTATGGACAATTAGGAAGTGATGCTTTGATTAAAGCAATGTTAAATGGTGATATGAAAAAAGCAATGGAATTATATGCAAAATTTCATCACACTAAAAAAAATGTTGTAAATGATAAAATTGTAAAACAAAAATTTAAAAAAGCATATAAATAATAAATATTATGGCACAATTTGGATTTGGATTAAATATAAACGAAACAGCACAAGAAACTGGTTATGATCAATATCAAACAAGTTTGTTTGAATCATTAGGAGCTGTAGCTGCAGACAACTGGAATTTTAATCCTGTAATGTCTATTTTAACATTTAAAGACATTCAATCTACAAGAGCAGAATCAAGAGCATTAAATGAAATTCCTAGAAATAGAAAAGAATTAAACGAAGAATATAAAGATTTAGGATTGTATTTTGAAAGAAATGAATATCAATCAGTTGTTGATATAATGGTAGAAAAAAAAAAGAAAGAATTAGAAAGACAAAGTATTATACAAAGAGGACCCGCAGGTTCTTGGAATCCTTTTTCTGGTGGATTTTATGTTGGTGCTGCAAAACTTGCAGTAGGTATTGGTACAAGTTTTCTTGATCCAATAAATATTGGAGTTTCTTTTATTCCTGTTTATGGACAACTTCGTTTTGCTAGAGCTATCGCTAAAGCAAAATCTATGGGTGTCAAAAGTTCAAAAGCATTTAGAAATACAAGATTAAAAAGAGGTGTAGTAGAAGGTGCTGTTGGTGCTGCTCTTATAGAGCCACTTGTTTATGGTGTAGCTCAAAAAGTACAAGCAGATTATGATTTATATGATAGTTTTTTAAATGTTGCATTTGGAACAGTAATTGGTGGTGGACTTCATGTAGGTGCTGGTAAATTAAGAGATATAAATACCGCTAGAAAATTTAACGCAAGAGTTTTAGCAAATAGAGAAAATTTAAGTAAACCAGAAGGAGGTGATCCAGAGGTAGATTTATATGCAGAATATTATCCTAAAGAAGTAGTAGATAAAATGATGCAACTAGATCAAATGGATGTAGAAACTAGAAATAAATTATTAGCAAAGGCTATTGGTGATCAACAATTAGACGAACCTGTAAATGTTATGGATATAGCAAATGCTGATCCTACATTAAATGGCACATCAACTAAACAACTTGATCTTCTTATTAATAAAGCAAGAAAAAATATTGAAATAATTAAAAGAGATACACAAATAATTATTAAAGAAGGTGGTAAAGTAAATAAAGCGCATTTAAAAAATGCTATAAAAAAATATAATGATTTACTTGCTGAAAGAAAAAAATTAGAAAAAACTACTAAAACTGATCCTGTAGTTACTGATCCAATAATTAATCGTACAAAAGCATCTAAACAAATTCAAGTTGAATCTACAAAAAAAAGTGTTTCTGATTTAGAACCTGCTCAACAAGATTCTGAATTAAATCGTGTCAATGAAAGATTAATTAAATTAAGACAAAAACAAAATGATGCTGGACTACCTTTAGAATTTACCAATAAAAGTACAGGTAAAAAAGATGAAACATTAAAAAAAGCTGCAGAAGAATTAGATGAAGTTAATGCTAAAACTGAAGATTTAGAAAATTCAATAACAGATTATATTAATTGTACCCAAGGAAATTAATGGCTAAAAATAGTTGCGTAACAAGAGTAGTAAATTCAATAAATAAATCCAGAATTACATCTGTTGATAAACAGGAGTTAATTAATAAAATTAAAATTGCTATAGCTGATAGTAAAAAAACTAATTTAGATAGAGTTGATATAGATAGAATTAGTAAAGATGTTACAGAACAAATAAAAGCACAAAAAAGAATTAATAAAATTAATGCTATTAATGATGAAATATTAGTAAGAAAAAAAGTAGAAGAACTTTTAGAAAATTTTGAAGGTGATGAGCAAGAAGGTTTAATAGCTTTATTAGTTGGCTCAAACAGATTAACAACCGGATCAAGAACATCTGTTGGTGTTGCACAAAATGCTGCACAAGGTCAATTAATAGCTGCATTTGATGCTGAAGTTACTGCTGCTGGTTTAGATGTTATGTTTGATAAAGCTGATGCAAGACTTCAAGAAGAACTTGCTATAACAATGGAAGAAATTTCTTTAGGAAAAGAAACAACAACAAAAAATAAAGATGTAAAAAAGTTAGCTGAAATAATGGAAAAACATTCTGAACTAACTAGACAAGCACTAAATGAGAGAGGAGCAAATATTGCTAAAATGTGGGGTTATGTTGTTAAACAATCTCACGATCAATTTAATGTAAGAGCTGCTGCAAATAGATTAGGTAAAGATTTAAATGAAATAAAAGCTGATCCTAACTTAAAAGGTACAGATATAAATTATAATAAAAATTACACCGCTTGGAAAGATTTTATTATGCAGTATTTAGATGGAGATAGAACATTTGCTGACACAGATAATATTGATGATTTTTTAGTGAACTCATATAATTCTTTGGTTGGTAATAAAATACAAGTAGCAGATGGAGCTGCAGGAGTATTCGGAAGCAGAAATATTGCAAAAGGAATTGATAATAAAAGAGTATTACATTTTAAATCTGCAAAACATTGGAACGCATATAATGAAAAATTTGGAACAGGATCATTAAAAGAAACTTATTATAGTGGTTTAATGACAGCCGGAAGAAACATAGGTATGCTAGATACACTAGGAACTAAACCAAAAGAAAATTTTGAAAAAATTAGAGTTGCTGTTGCAAATAGAATGATAGATCAAAGAAGAAGTACAGAAAGTTTATCAAGTTATAAACAATTTGAAAAATTTATGAATGTAGTTGATGGAACTGTATATACTTTTGATGGTGGTAAAAATGGATTTGCAGTAGCAAAATATTCTGCAATAGCAAGAGCAATCGGTAATGTTGCAAAATTAGGAGGTGCGGTTATTTCTGCTGCAGCTGATATAGGTATTTATGCTTCAGAAATGAGATACCAAGGAAGATCATTTTTAGGTGGAATGTTTGAAGCAATGAACGCAATAAGAAGAATTAAAAATACAGAACAAAAACAAGATATAGTAAAAGGATTAGGTTTTATAAAAGATGGTACTATTTATGATATTTCTGGAAGGTTTCAAGTTGGTGATAATTTAAACAAAGGTTGGACAAAAATACAAAGAACATTTTTTAAATACAATTTACTTTCTTGGTGGACCAACACTTTAAAAGAAAACTCAATGTTAGGTATGGCTAACTATTATGCTAAACAAAAAAATTTAAGTTTTGATCAACTAAACAAACCATTACGAGATTTTTTTAAATTATATAATATTGATTCTACTAAATGGAATGTCATTAGAAAAACTGCAATGTCAAAAGCAGATGATGGAACAGAGTTTATTAATATATCTGAATTAAGTAATATGTCTGATGCTGATATAAAAAAAATTACAGGTATGGATGATTTAAGTAAATCAGAATTACAACTGGAAAAAGAAAAATTTAAGTATTCAGTATCGGGTATGTTGTTAGATAGATCAATTTATGCAGTAATTGAGCCAGATGCTAGAACTAAAGGAACTATGACACAAGGAACTCTTGCGGGAACTGGTATGGGTGAAGCTATTAGATTTGTAGGTCAATTCAAAGCATTTCCAATAGCTGTTGTAACTAAAGTTTTAGGAAGAGAAGTTGCTTTTTTAAGAAAAGGAAAAAACCAAGATATAGGTAGAGGAATAAGAGGTATTATTGCACTTATGATAACTTCTGGAATGTTTGGTTATATGTCAATGAGTTTAAAAGATTTATTAAAAGGCAAAGAACCTCGTGATCCAAACATGCCAAAAACTATTATGGCTGCATTTTTACAAGGTGGTGGACTTGGTATATATGGTGATGTTTTATTTAAAGAACAAAGAGATGCTGGATCTGTTTTAGCCACAATAGCAGGACCATTTCCAACAACTGTTATTGATCTTGGTTTAGCTTTTAAATATGCTTTAGGTTTAGAAGGTGGTAAAGCAGGTAAAGCTGCTTACAGAGCTATAAGTTCTAATATACCTTTTTTAAATTTGTTTTATATTAAGGCAGCATTTGACTATATGATAGGTTTTCAAATTTTGGAAACAATGAATCCCGGTGTATTAAAAAGGGTAGAAAAAAGAATGAAAGATGACTATAATCAAGAATATCTATTTACAAAACCATCACAAAAGTTTAAAGGTTTTTAAGTTATGACAGTATCAACTACAATTATTAAGAACTCCCACAATGGAAATGGTAGTACAACTACCTTTGCTTACAGTTTCAAAATTTTTGCGGACAGCGACTTAGTAGTAATTATTAGATCATCTACAGGAACTGAGACAACTAAAACATTAACCACTCATTATACAGTTACAGGAGCAGGATCTGCTTCTGGAGGAACTGTTGTTTTTACTACTGGTAATGTACCAGCTTCGGGTGAGACAGTTGTTATAAGAAGGAATGTCCCGCAAACTCAAGTGATTGATTATATCGCTAATGATCCATTCCCTGCGGAGACCCATGAAGAGGGTCTGGATCGTAACACTATGATTGCTCAACAAGTATCGGAAGCAACAGACAGATCCATAAAACTATCAAGAACAAATACTATGACATCTACAGAGTTTACTGTAGGTGCAACAGATAGAGCTAATAAAGTTTTATCTTTTGATTCATCTGGAGAACTTTCAGTAACACAAGAATTAGGAACTTTCAGAGGTAACTGGTCCGCATCAACTGCGTATCAAGTTAGAGATTTAGTTAAAGATACTTCTACTAACAATATCTTTATGGCTAACACAGCTCATACTTCTTCTGGTTCACAACCATTAACAAGTAATACAGATTCAGCTAAATGGGATTTAATAGTAGACGCAGGTTCTGCAACATCATCTGCTTCCGCTGCTGCTTCAAGTGCTACAGCCGCAGCTAGTAGTGCAACTGCAGCCGCATCATCAGCAACTAACGCAGCCAACTCTGCAACTTCAGCCGCTTCATCTGCAACAACCGCAACTACAAAAGCGAGTGAAGCATCAACGTCAGCATCTAATGCTTCGACTTCAGAAACAAATGCTGCATCATCAGCAACGAGTGCTGCGAGTTCAGCTACAACAGCGACTACAAAGGCTAGTGAAGCAAGTACGTCTGCAACTAATGCCGCTTCTTCAGCTACAGCTGCTGCAAGTTCTGCAACGACAGCTACAACAAAAGCATCAGAAGCCGCTTCATCAGCTACCAGTGCCGCATCTAGCGCAACAACTGCTACAACGAAAGCATCCGAAGCAGCCACTTCAGCGACTAATGCTGCAACAAGTGCTACTGCTTCTGACACTGCTAAAACTGCTGCTCAAGCAGCTCAAGCCGCTGCCGAAGCCGCAGCAGATAATTTTGATGATACTTATTTAGGAGCTAAGTCTAGTGATCCAACAGTAGATAATGATGGAGATGCACTAACTGCCGGAGATTTATATTTTAACACAACGAGCAATGTACTTCGTGTCTATAATGGATCATCTTGGCAAGATGCTGCGGTAAGTACAACAGGTTTAGCAACTAATGGATTTGCGGTTGCAATGGCAATAGCATTATAGTAAAGGAGATATATGGCACAAGATTTTGAAAGAGTATTAAAGACTAGCATAGGTACATCAGCTACAGAAATAAGAGCTGCAGCAAATAGTGATGATGCAATTATTGGTATGAGATTTGCAAACAAATCTACATCATCTGTAACTGTAGATGCTACAGTAAAAAATAGTAGTACAAGTTACTATTTAATTAAAGACGCACCAATACCTGCTGGTGGATCATTAGAATTAATTGATGGAGGATCAAAAGTAGTTTTACAATCTGGTGATTCTGTAGAAGCATTAGCTTCAACAGGTAGTGCAGTTGATGTAATACTTTCTGTTGTTGATTCCATAAGTACATAGGAGAATACATTTGGCTTATTTAGGTAACAGACCAGCAGAAGCATACAGTGCTTTTCAGAAACAAGACTTTTCTACAAGTGCAACTACTTCGTACACTTTAGATCATCCTGTTGCCAATCAAAATGAAATTGCACTTTTTATTAATTTCGTTAGGCAAGAACCTACAGCAGCTTACACTGCTAGTGGTACTACACTAACATTAACATCTGCAACTGCTAGTTCAGATGATATGTATTGTGTTTATCTGGGTAAAGCTGTTCAAACAGTAAATCCTCCAAGTGGTTCTGTTGGAAGCTCACAAGTAGCAGCATCTATAATTACTGGTCAAACTGCTGAAACTTCTATTGCTACAGACGATACTGTATTAATCCATGATACATCTGCTGGAGCATTAAGAAAAATGACTAGAGCAAATTTTGTATCTGGTGTTGGTGGAACTAATACACCAGCTTTTCAAGCACACATGGACGGTGGTTTAACAATTGCTAACACTACTTGGACAAAACTACCAATGGATGCAGAAGTTTTTGATACTGATGGAACATACGATCATTCAAGTAATTATAGGTTTACACCAGGAGTAGCTGGAAAGTATTGGGTTTGGGGAAAATTTAGATATGATGATAATGCAGATATAACTGATGCTCAAATGGGTTTTTATAAAAATGGTTCTCTTATTAGTAAAACAACAGAATTTTCAACCCACCCTACTACAATAAAATTAGGTCAAACAGTTACACTAAGTGCTTCTGATTATTTAGAAATTTATGCGTATCAAAATTCTGGTGGTAACTCAACAATTAATGGAAACAGCTCATTTCCAGAACAAGATGCTGGAACTTGGGGTGCATACAGAATTATAATATAGGATAAATTATGGCAATAACAAAAATACAATCTGAAAGTCTTAACCTAGCAGACACTTACGCATTTACAGGAACTGTAACTGGTGCTGGAGAAGCTAATAAACCAGCTTTTGCTGTTAAACTTAGTTCTGCTCAAGGTACAAATGCTGATACAGATACTAAATTACAATGGGGAACTGAAATTTTTGATACTGATAATTGTTTTGATAGTTCTACTAATTACAGATTTACTCCTACAAAAGCTGGTAAATATTTTTTATATTTTAAATGTGGTTATCAAAGTGATTTTAACCACAGACAAATGAGAGTTATGATTTATAAAAATGGTTCAAATGTTGCTGAAAAAAATATATTTTTAATTAATGAAGAATTAGATAATTTTTCAAGTAATTTACATTTTGAAGTTTCAGCTGTAGTTGAAGCAAATGGTTCATCAGATTATTTTGAAGCTTATGCAAGAATGGATTACACTGGTGCTATTTTAGCAAATACACAACATACACAATTTGGAGGATATTTAATATCCACATAAAATTAAGGAGGTAAAACTATGGCACAACTAAGTAACAAAATAAGAGAATACTGCAAAGCTAATGGTGTTTCAGAAGTAGATTTTACAACAGATGTAAGACTTGTTGATCATTTAGATGGTACTGGTGTTCATATTGAACATTGGGGATTATCAATTCCACAACCAACTGATGAGCAATTAGCATCTTATGAAACTGCTGCAAATACTGCTGAGAGTAATGCTCAAGTAGATGCAACAAGACGACAAGCCTATGGTTCTTGGAACGATCAATTAGATGAAATATTCCATGACATAGAAGCTTGGAAAACAAGAATACAAGGTGTAAAAGATAATAATCCTAAGGAATAATTTATGGCATATTTGGGTAGACAACCTGCTATTGGAAATTTTGTAAAGCTAGACGCAATAACTGCTGTTAATGGTCAAGCTGCGTACACTATGCAAAATGGTAGTGTAAACTTTGCAGATTATTCTACAGTTAATCAATTCATGGTTAGCTTAAATGGTACTATTCAATCACCAGGAAGTTCATTTACAGTAAGTGGATCTACACTTACATTCGCATCTAACTTATCTACAGGAGATGTCATAGATTTTATAATTGTATTTGGTAATTCCTTATCTGCAGGAACACCTACAGATGGTACAGTTACAGCAGCTAAATTAAATGATGATATTATCTCTGGTCAAACAGCACTTGCTAGTGAACCAGCAGACACAGACGAATTTTTAGTATCAGATGCTGGTACATTAAAAAGAATTGATTACTCATTAATTAAAGGTGGTGGAATTACAGTTGCAAATACTTTTAGAATGACAAGTGATTTATCAGTTACTAGTTCTTCATTATCTACTATATCAAGTAATTTAGAAGTAACAGACACAAGTGGTCAAGGTTCGATAGGATCAGCTATAACAGAATCATCTGGTATTTATACATTTCCATCAACAGGAATTTATTTGGTTGAAGGAGTATTTCAGTGTGTAAAAAATGGTAGTAGCCAATGGATTCAAACTACTTTAGATGTTACCACAAACAATTCATCTTATACTAAAGTAGCAGATGGAGAGGGTTCTATTTCTCATGTTGCAAGTGCAAATACATCACAATCAATTAGAAATAGTAGTTTAGTTGATGTAACTGATACTTCAAATGTAAAAGTAAGATTTCAAATAGCAGCAGCTCAATCAATTACTTTAAAAGGAAATACATCCTATAATTATACATATTTTAATTTTATAAGATTAGGAGACACATAGAATGAGTAAAGATTATTTACAAGACGCATTACACACATTTAATGATAGCAATTGGTATGGTTGGAAAAAAGAAGATGACAATGGAAATGTAATTCCTAACTCTGATCGTATGCAATACCAATACATTAAGATTATTAAAGATGGTGCAACTATGCCAACTGAAGCAGAAGTAAATGCAAAGATACAAGAATTAAAAGATGCAGAAACAACAGCAGCTAACAAAAAAGCATCTGGCAAACAAAAACTTTTAGACTTAGGTTTAACCGAAGAAGAAGTGAAAGCATTAATAGGAGTATAGATGGCAATAATTAAACCAAACAATAATACATTATCTGCGATAACTGCTTTACCAGCAGGTGTAGGTGGTAAGGTTTTGCAAGTTGTTGAAGGAACATCATCAACACAACATAATAATACTGGTGGATTAGCTGATATTGGTCTTTCAGTAGCTATTACTCCATCATCTTCATCAAATAAAGTTTTAGTCGTAGCAAGTTTTCCATACAGATTACATGAAACTGAATACTATGCTAGTGGTCAATTTGTTTTATTAAGAGATAGCACAATAATAGTTAATAGGTCTGGTTCTACTGCTCAAGATTTTACTGTTGAGGCTAGTATAAATTCAGTAAGTTGGAATTACCACAATAATGCTACTAGATGCAATATACAAAAACTAGATTCTCCATCAACAACTTCAGCTATTACATACAAAGTTCAAAGTGGTTCTTTTGTTGGAAGTGATGTACAGGCTTTTTGGAATAATGTAGCTGGAAGTATTGTAGCTTATGAGGTAGCAGCATAATGAATAATTCAGATAAAATAGTTAAAGCAATAAGAATAATAAATCCAAATGCTAAGTTTAATTTTTTTGGAGAAGATTTAGATAATATTAATTGGAGTGAAGATACAACACCTATTCCTAAAGCTGACATAGAAGCTAAAATAGCAGAGTTACCTACTGAAGAAGAAGAAAAAATTGCTAAAGAAGAAGAAGCTACTGCAAGAGAAAATTTAAAAGCTAGTGCTAAAGCTAAACTAATAGCTGGTGAACCGCTAACTGAAGAAGAAGCTAACACAATAGTGTTATAATGAAATTTGTTTTAAGCATGATACTTTGTAGTAGTGTCAGTGGCACTTGTTTAGATCCTTATCCAATGCCAAATCAATATGATGATTTATATAGTTGTTTGCAAGGTGGTTACGCAGAATCAATTATAAAAACAAAAGAAATAGGACAGATAGATATTAACGAACATAAAATATTTATAAAATTTTTTTGCAAACAAATAGAAGCGGAGGGTATTAATGCCTAAGAACTCTGCTCTTGAAAGAATAGAATCACACGAAAAACTTTGCAGAATAATGCAAAAACAAACTCATCAAAAAATTCACAATATCGAAACAGAAATCAAAGATATTAAAAGACACATGTACTATGCTATGTCTGCTCTCATAGGTGGTATGTTCACAATTATAGTTATATTATTTCAGAAACTTTAAACTTTAAGGCTGCTATGGCTAGAAGAAAAAAAGCAATTACTGGTTTAGTTAGCGAAATGAAAGTGCAGATAGAACTTGCAGAAGATCCAAATTTGTTAGTATTTACACCACTTGGCGGTCTTGGTCCAGTAGACATTGTTACTTTAAATATGTCTACAGGTGAGTATACTGGATATGATGTTAAGTCAAAAAACTATAGAAAGAAAGATAATTATATTGCACCAGATGGATACAAAAGAAATCTTAAAGGAACTTTTATATCAAGAGGTGCTACTAAAGAACAAAAGAAACTAAAGGTGAAAATAATATATGCAAAGTGATAATTCGTTAGATATTATTAATGAGTATAAAGACCAAGTAAGAATATTAAAAGGACAAATTGCAGAGCTTGAAGATGCTGGTAAATCTAAAGATGCAGCTAATAAAAGATGTTTGCAAAAACTAGAGTTTTGTACTAAAGATTTAGATGATGCTCAAAAGAAAATCAAAGAATTAGAGGAGAAATTAGATAATGCCATTTGAAATGATAACAATGCTAGGCTCTACTGTGCTAGGTGGAGTAATGAGTATTTGGTCCCAAAGTATTAAAGCAAAACGAGAAGAACAAAAACTACTTATTCAAAGAGCAGATGTTCAGATGAAAGGTTTTAAAGAAGCAAGAGAATATGATAACAAAGGTTTTCAATGGACCCGAAGAATAATTGCACTCACTGCTGTATTTGCAATAGTCTTGTTGCCAAAACTAATGCCAATATTACAGCCAGATGTAAGTGTGATTGTAGGTTATTTAGAATTTAAACCGGGATTTTTATTTCTTCCAGAAAAAGAAATAATGAAATGGATTACATTATCATCTAACAGTTTAGTTATTACACCACTAGATACTAACTTAGTGTCAGCTATTATAGGACTATACTTTGGTGGTTCTTTAGTTAAAAAATGATTGATCCCAATCAAGACAAACTATCTCATTTTGCGCACTGGTATCTAACCTCTGGTGAAGTAGATAAAGTATATACACCTATGAAAAATGGTTTAGTATTTATAGAAGGTGTTAGTGGTATAGTTTTATATAGAGTAAAATCTTTTCAAGTAGAACTATTTATATGTCAGCCTAACTGTGTAATACCACAACACACACATCCAGATGTAGATAGTTATGAATGTTTTTTATATGGAATGAAATTCACTCACTCTGGTGAAACTATAATTGATCACGAAGAAGCATTTAAAGAAGAGAATGGTTTTCCAATTAATCTTTATCAAACTATAAGAGTAAGACCAAATGATCCTCATGGCGGAACAGCATCTGATAAGGGAGGTGCTTTTATATCTATTCAACACTGGTTAAATGATGTAGAACCTACTCATGTAAGTTCTAATTGGGATGGAAATTATATGGGTAAAGAACATTTAAAACAAGCAAACACAAAATGAAATTGTATGCACAACAATATAGTAAAAAGGTAACACACTTATCACAACAAGGATATGGCAAAAAAAAAGTTCAATCTAGAAAAACTAGAACACGTAAGAATACCAAAAAAAACAAGTATAGGTAGACGACCTAAATTATCTTCTATGAATAAGCATAGAAAGAGACAAAAAGGTAAGTCAAAAAATCGTGGACAAGGCAAGTAATATTTTATAATAAGAGGTCGGAGGATATAAATATGAATGATGATATACCTACACATGAACAAAACTTAAATATGATACAAAAAATTAAAAATAAAGCTATGCACTATTGGACAGACCATAGAGAAATGGTTATCGTAGTAGCAGTTGTATTAGTTATCGCTATCTTAACATAGCTAAACAAAGGACAACCTATGGAGATAGACAGGATGAACTATTATTTCACAGGTGTCTTAATAGTTATGATGGTCCTTCTGGCTTTTTGTGGAGGACCAGCTATATGATTGATAAATTTATATATTCTTTTTTTGGAAAATTAGATATACTTTCAAGTTGGATAGACAAACTATTTGCACCACGTTGTAAATGTAAAAAGAAGAAGAAATGAAAGTAAGTGAAAATACATCAGTAAGTATGCCAATTAAAAATATGGTTGGTATAATTGTTGCGGTTGCTATGGGTATTTTTGCATACACCGAAGTTACTGCTAGACTAACATCATTAGAAACATCAAGAGAATTATTTGAAGCTGACTTACTTAAAAAAAGTCATCAATTACCTGTGGACCAAGAGCAATTTATGTTGCTTGAAGATTTATATAAAACAGTAGAAAAAATTGAAACTAGAATAGAAGATATGATGCACAATAAAGTTAATATACAATTTTTACAAAACCAAGTTGAAAAACTTTTAAAAGATGTAGAACAGTTAAAAGATAAAGTAAGAGCAAATGGTAATGGTCATGGTTGAGTTAGTAGTAGCATTATTAATGATTGTAAATGGAGAGATTAAAGAACATAGAATACAAGAATCTATGTCTCAATGTTTAAAAGGTAAAAGAATTGCTATGCGTACTAATACAAGTAATAATATTGAGTATCAATGCATAAAATCAATGGCTGAAACAGAAATATACATGGGTCAAAAATCTATTAAAAAACTTATACTAAAATAATGGCTGACAAACAACCACCAAGAACTAAAAAGTATTACAGGTCTACAAAGTCTGGTGCGGGTATGACAAGAGCTGGTGTTAAAAAATATAGAAGAGACAATCCCGGATCTAAATTAAAAACTGCTGTAACAGGTAAAGTTAAGAAGGGATCTAAAGCTGCTAAACGTAGAAAGAGCTACTGTGCAAGGTCTGCCGGACAAATGAAAAAGTTTCCTAAAGCTGCAAAAAATCCAAACTCTAGGTTGCGACAAGCAAGACGTAGGTGGAAGTGCCGATAAAAAAGAAAACTTGGAAAAAAAGAGAAACAGTTAGACTTTGTGGTTATTGCGAAGAATGTAATAAAGAACTATTGAGTAATGAAGGTGGCTGGATTATCACAGCTAATAAACAATATTTTTGCCATGATGGTAAAGATGGTAGTTGTTTTGACAACTATTGTGTGCTACAACTAAAGAAACAAAAGGAGAATAATTATGTATGGTAAGTCAAAAGGTAAAAGTAAACTAACAGCAAAACAAAAAACTTTGCCAAGAAGTTTGCAAAAAAAAATAATGAAATCTAAATCTAAAAAGAAGAAATAATGAAAAAAGGTTATCACAAAACTAAATCTGGTAAGACAGCTCGTAAAGGTTTGTACTACAATATTAACAAACGTAAAAAAGCTGGTACATCAAGATCAAAAAAGAAATCTACAATTAGTTCAAAGGCTTATAGAAATATGAAGTCTGGATTTAAAAAGTAATTTTTTTTAATTCCTCAAACTCTTCCCAGATACTATTCTCTAATAGTTTCTGCTACAGTATCTTTTATCTTTTCGTATTCTTGCCACAAAGTTTTTTCCGGGGACCAAAATCTTCTTTGATCTCGTTTCATCTCTATTGAATGTAAAACTGTAGTGTGATCTTGTCCAAAGTATCTACCAATATCTGTTAGACCCATATTATATTTTTCAAATAATAAATTATGAATAACATTTCTAGCTCTGACTATGCTTGATGTTCTTGACTTACCCATCAGTGTTTCTTTGTGTACCTCAAAGTGAATACAAACCTTATTGATAACTGATTGTACATCAGATGGCTTTGGTGTTTTAAAAGTAAACCCTACAATCTTTTTATTTGGTGGCGCAACTTGAACCGGTCTTTTTCTATCCTGCATTTCTTTACAGCCATTGATAAAGCCAAGTCTATAAATTTTCTTCTTCTCTTCGCTTAACAAATCGTATGATGCTTTAACTTCATAGATAAATTCATTTTGATTTAAGTATTTAATATGATTATCGTACACTTGATTTATATTTTTGGTCATAGATCCCCTACGTTTTCCTTCAGTTTTTTTTAATAATTAAATTAATAAGTTTATGTTCTCATTAATTCTTCTTTTGTCTGCTCAATTTGCCAGATTAAATCAAAAGAATCTCTTTGCTTTTGCTCAACCTCTCTCTTAGCAGCTAAATATTCCTCATGTTTTTTCGCTTGAAGATCCTTTAGCTTCTGCAGACGCAATCTGATCTGTTCCATCATGCTCCTTTTTTACTGTTGTAAAATCAATCTTCAAATTCTTGATCTTACATTCTACAAGCTCTCCATTATTGGAGTTGTTTGCAGCCTTCTTTACATCATCAAATAGTTCAATCATCTCGAATGAACATTCTCCATTGATAATTCTTCGGTATTTTTTCATACTTTATCCTTTTTGGCAACCTCTTTTTTGTGTATCTCTCTGGTCATTTTATTGTAAACACTAAGGTCCAAATAGTTATCTGCTTTAAAATTTTTTGTTGATCTATATAGTTTTAATCCCATCATTAATTGACCCACTTGGTGTGGTTTTATTCTTTTTTTTAAATTATCAAACAATATAATTGTAAACATTTCTGCTAATAAAACAAAGTTTTCTTGATAGTTACCATAATCTTTTTGACGATCATCAATAACTTTTTTTTCAATTTCTTGATCTATATCTGTTATTTTCTTGTCCATATTGAGAGAGGTGTCTTGGGGAAGAAAACTACCGAAAGGGAACTAGAAAGAAAAAACTCCCCCAAGACTAGATATAAGTTAATTAAAACTTATATGATTGTTTATTACCATAATTAGGTTTGCTTTGAAACCCTTTATTTGGAGTTGCAGATTTATCGTTATTGGAAGTAGGTGGTGAAATCTTGACAGTTATACCAACAACATTCCCTTCTCCATCCTGTTCATCCCAAGCGCACTGGTTCCACCAACTACCATCTGCCATCTTCACACCTTTGGTCCATTTCTTTCCCTCTGGTGCATTTTCGTTTGGTGGTGCAACCCAATCCGGTTGCTTCGCTTCATTCTTGTTATGGTTTCTTACAAGATTACACCATACTACATCTTCACTCATTGTTTTCTCCTTTGTTATCATCAGCTTTGCTGATCATTTGTTAGTTGTGTCTCACGAGTTTCAGCAACATCTGTTACTTGTCTATATGCTCGTAAGTTGTTTCTTAATAGAAAATCAACATCCTTTCTTATTAAATCCTTAACCTCATTAAATTCATCTAAAGAGTTAGTTGATTTTAAGGCACGTTTCATTTCTTCTACATCTATAGTTTCATCTAAGTATGTAGGTTCTTCTTCGGATTGTTCCGGAGAATCTTCTTCAAATGGTTTTGGATCGTAACCATCCTCATCTTTGATACCTGTTTTAAGATTTAATAAATTTAAAAACGCATACTTTCTTGAGTATGACATAGCATTTCCGGTTCCAAACTTATCAAGGTTCCCAAATGCAGAGCAGCCATCAACAAGTATATGTTGTGTTGGATCATCTACATCATAAACTTTCATAGTACATACGACCATGACTTGTTTAATGTTTGGTACTATCTCTGTAAGATAATTACAGGTCGCATACAAACCATTATCAAGCAATGCTTGTGTTGCTACCTCTTGAACTTTGTCGTGCAAAAGTGGGTTAAAGTGCATCCCATTAGCTTTTGCAGCTTTCTTAACTGCACTTGCACTTAGACAGGCAGCATGAAGTTTTTGATATATATTTTTTTTAGTCATGTTTTATTCCCCATAGGTTAGTTATTAGTTGTAATTGTTCCGGTGCTAAATCTTTATAATAAAAAAAATGGTTCATGTCTGGTGGCTCACACATCAATGCAAGTTCAGACAGATTACCCTTGCAAAACATAATCATACGTTCCCAAAGTATAATCTTTTCAACCATCTTAAAGTATAAATGCTCCAGATGTTCTTTCTTCATTAGCTCATGCGATTGATCAAAGATGATGTGATCTTTGTCATTTACATAAATTAAATATGGTACCTTCTTGGTAGTCATATAATAAAATGAAGTCTGTGTTAGGTTATCCATTGCTGGTTCAGTGGGTAGCTCTTGTGTACTCATACTCCACTCATTCTTGTTCTTAACCTTTCTAACATTCGGTGGTTTTGTTTTTAATTCTATAAATAATTTTTCTGTCAGATAATCTACTCTACCAGTTATCGGTTTGATCATGGTAAATTCTTTGTGATCAACATATTTTTCGCAAACTAATTTATCAGTTCCTACTAAATCTTTCACTACTTTTTTTGTAATACCTATACAATCGTGTGCATAACTTATCATTTCTTTTCTTGCGTACTCATCCTTTTTATCTACCGGATCTTTTTTATTTATTTCTTCTAGCTCTTTGTTGAAACTTACATTATAATCCCGGTCCCATTCTGCAGCGACAGAAGTTTTTGTTTTATATAAAACATCTGCAATCAATCTTTGCACTGTATTGTTTACAAGATTTCCAAAGTTAGGTTTGTATCTCCATAACCAAGACCTTCTAATTTTTTCCGGGAAAGTATATTGAATTAAATTTTTTGCAAAAGGTGTAGAGGTTGAGGTATAGGACCAATGATCTAATCCATTTCCACCATTGAATATTGCAAATGCTTCTTCTATTAATTGTTCTTTTGTTTTTTCTCTGAGTTTCATAAGTTCCTTTAGTTTTCCACCATCTATACACATATTTTTTTTGTTGTAAAGAAAATAATATAATATATATAGATACGAATTAGATAAAGAAAGGACTTATGACACTTGAAGAATATCGCAAAAAGAAAGGGTTATCCTACTATAATTTTGGACTTGAGCTTGGCATTGTAGGTGTACAAAATCCCGGCACGTCAGTTCAAAGGTGGTGTTTAACTGCTAAAGTAAAAAGATTTCCGGACCCAGATATGGTAAAGAAAATCTTGGAAGTAACCAACAATGAAGTAACACTAGAGGATCTGTACAGTGCTTGGTACGAAAAAGTTTAAATACAAAAGAGTAAAAATTATTTGGCAAGATATTGTATCTTCATCTGATTGGACCACTCTTGAAAAAGCTAAAGAGCAAATGTACAGTTGGTGCGAGGACACCGGCTACTTATTACACAAGGACCCAAAGAAAGTTATCATCTTTGCTTCGCATAGCTTTGATGATGATGGTTCACTTACAGTTGGTAACACCACAGTATATCCAAGATCGGTTGTTAAAAAGATTGAGGTTTTAAAATGACATACGAGGGTATGTTTGATGAGGTTGATTGTAAGTTTGAATTGAAACGAGCTAAGAAATATATCAAGAAACAATCCGATATTATACTGGCACTTGAAAAAAAACTAGAAGAGAAAGAAAACGAAATACTAATGATAAAACAGAAAGGGAAAAATGATTGATGTATTTTTAGGCGCACCCATAGAATTACAGGTGTTGCTATCATCTCTATTACTTGTATTAGTTTGGGGTATTTTTAAAAGATAATGGCACGTTGGACTTATGCTTTTTCTAATGGCAATTATAACGATTGGCATAGGAAATATGAGGGTATAGCTATGATTGATGTAGATAGTATTGAGGTTTGTCCTCGTTGCTACGAGCCACTTGCTATACTTGAAACTTGTTATGATAAAGGACAGAAATATAAGGCTACAAACCTTGTAAAGACCCTCGCTAGTCGCTTAAATATACCCTGCTTTTTAGTTTTCTATAGAAATCTGACCCCAACTACCCTAACCTTTAGAGTTAAGCGAATAACAAGCTCTCCGACAGAGTTTGAGCTGATGAATGAGGACCAATGGTTGTCCATCTTGCTAGACCTACAACAAAATCACAGAAAATATTGTGCAGACTAGAGGTTTTATACATATAACGTACAAATTGTACTTCCATCTTAACAGATTGTCCGGTCAAAAGAAATCTAACTGTCTAAATGTATTCATGGCGCTCATGAAACACTGTTGGAAAAAGAATAACTATTCTGCCGGACTTCGCCACATGACTTTAGCTAAAGATACTAACTTATCTAGGTCTACTGTTAAGAGATCACTTGAAACTTTAGAGAAGATGAATGTAGTTTATTCTATCAAAGGTCGCAGTGGTAAAACCTACTCTATCAATCAATTATTCATTAAAAATGAGGGTTTATTTCAAGGTAGCTCAAATCTACACAACTCAATGTCTAAATCTGAACTACCTAATGCGCAAATAAGAGCTACATTAGTAGATACATTAGAAGTATATACTATAGAAAATATAATTAGAGATAATAGAGGTAATCAACAAGCTATAGTAGACAATTTAGCGAAGCTCCCCCTTGCAGAGCTTAATTCAGATAATAAAAATCCATACTATATTAAACTTGCTAAAGAAAGAAAGGCTGAACTGGACCGGGAAAGTAAATCTAATTATGTACACCCTCAAAAAATATTAACTGAACTTTCTAAGATAAGTAAGAATAGCAATCCAAGATATAGAGAGAAAGTTGAATATAATAAACGTAATAATTTAGATTGGAAAGGTAGACCTAAAAAATAATGCCGGGAAGAGCCATGAGAAAGGTATTCTGTCAAGGCTTTACCAGAGCCGGTAGACGTGAGGGTAAATTGATACCTTGTAGAATGAAAGGTTATCAGTTGGCAAATGGGACCTTTTATTGTAAGTATCATGGGTACCAAAATGTTAAAGGGTTTAGAAAATCTAATTACACAGATGAAACTAGAATAAAACAATTAAGCAAACTACAACAATTTAGGAAATATACAGATGAGCAACTCAAAGAATATTACTACACCCAAGTCAAAGTCAGAATTGATAACAACCAACCAAGCAGATATAATTTGCGAAAAACTAACGAGAGGTCTAACACTTACAGAAATCTTAGAGGAAAAACAGTACGAGTTCAGCTTGATGAAGTTCTATGCTCACTTAAAAAAAAATCCAGAATTGAATGAAAGAATAACAGAGGCTAGAAAGAATGGTGTACAAACTTTAATTGATAAGTTGTTGCAAATCTTTCAGTATCAAGAGGTTGAAAATCCTAACCAGATATTATGGATAAGAGAGAAGACAAAATTTATTACGTTCTTGGCTAACAAATTAACTGATCTGTACTCTGATAATAAGGTTCAACAAGTTAAAACAGATCAATCTATTAAGATTTCATGGGAAGATAATCAAAGTGATATGATTGATGTATCAGAGGATATAGTTGATATACCCTCTGATAATAAAGATTAATCGTGTTTTGTTAATTTATAATTAAAATTATAAACAAAACTAACTGCTTCAATACCTCTTAAAAAGTATTTTTCTTGATCTTCATTTTCAAAACCATAAGTTCTTTCTTTCCTTTGATAATCTGGTTTTGTTTGTTTTGCTTGTTCATAATTAATTGTAATTATATTTTT